TTTTGCCTCTTGACAAGACTTGACAAGTGGTGCAGTTTACGGGGGTTCTTTTTTTGAGGGGTTTTTTCTTCTTTTTTCAGTTTAGCTTTGGCTGTCCGCTGGTGATGCGAGTGACGAGACAAGCAAGTGAGACGAGGATGATGGCTGACAAGGAAGACGAACAAGCCGGACTTGAATAGAGTAAGGGCCGGAGTGACAAAGAAGCAAAAAGCGAGCTACAAAACAAAATGAGCAAGTTAATCCTGCCGAGTCCGGTCATCCTCGCAAGTGAATCGTTTGATGTGGACACGAGCGGTATTGGGCCTGCTGGAGCCACAGCCAACGGCGCTGCAACAATTTCGCCGTTGCGGTTTTTGATTCCGGCTTATGCCACGACGAAGGATTCGTCCATCGACATTGAGTTGGCGGTTACGTCTGCGGCTCTTGCTGGCAACTACACTTTGACACCGCAATTGGTGTTTACTGATCCTGATGGCGTAACCAATGCAACTAACTATGTGTTTGCGCAAACGCTAACTGTTGACCCGACTAACGCGCAAATTATTAATTTTAAGATTAAAATGTTTTTTGCTAAAGGCGCGTCTGGCGCTCCTACTGAATACCGTCCAGTTTTGCATTACCGTGGCGCTACTTGCTCGGTTGACTCGACTTCAACCGCCACCGTTGATACTGGTTCGTACAACACGGGTAACTCGCCGGCTATGACGCGCATGGATTATCCTCGAGCGCTTACGGTGCAGCTTATTCGTGCTGGTGCAGGTACATCTCGAATGAACGTCCGGTTCGTGCGAGCGGTCGGATACAACCTCAACATGGACAACTGGACGGTCTGAGCCTTTAGGTAACGCACAATGCCCGCATTAACACCGACTACGCAAGACACCTTTTACGGCCCGTCCATCCACCAGTCCTACGATGTGTACCGTCACCCGGTGCGCGATGTGGGCGGCAATCCTGTGTTGGTTTACCGTCACGGTGGAGGCTGGGCGAGCAACGACAAGCGGGACATTGGCGTAGATGGCAATGCCTCTAACCGCCTAGCGGATTACCTACTGAAGCGGACGCTGCCGACTGACACGCACTTTGACATTATCAGCGTGGAAAGCCGTCAGTTTAGTTTTAGCTCAAGCGGTGCTGCGTTTGGTTACGCACAACCGAACGATGCACCGGCATTCTTCCCCGAAGCTTGGGACGACCTCAAGTTAGCTCTTGTGCATATCAAGCAGAACGCCACGACTTTGGGTATCGACCCGAAAAAGATGGTGCTGTTTGGTAACAGCGCGGGCGCAACTACCTTGTGGTGGTCGCAGTTGACTGCGCCCTTGGTTGTGGATGGCGTGGACAGCCGTGCCCTAGCGATGATCTTTGAGAAGCCGCTGGTCGATTTCCGTCGCGATGGCGCAGGTACGGAAACCTACAACAGCGCTACCGACAACTTCTACGACTATGTGTTTGGCACGGTCGCGGGTGTTAATGCGTACCCTGGCACGCAATTGTCTACCGCCACGCGCAACGCAGCTAGCATTGCCTGGTATTACGAAACAAACCAGTTGCAGTATGCAATCCCCACGCTGATTATGGCTGGCCCGCAGCGTACGTTTACGGCTGGAGGTACTATTGGCGGCACAGCTACATTAGCTACCTTAACTGGTTTCTTTAGCGGCTGGGTCAACAACTTTGATCGTTTAGAAATCGTTGGCTCGCCTACAGCGTTTACAGGCGCAACCGGTATGTCGCCTGCGGCGTTGTACAAGGGCTACATGCAAGTTGCTCCAACTAATGGAATCTACACCGTGGCTAGCGGTGCAACAGCTAACGCACGGACTATTTCGCCTGCCTGTGGCGCGCCTGCTATTACGGCTACAGGTTCAACCGTAAGCAAAGACGGTATGCAAATTACCAATGTCGCGTTTGGCAGCTATGTCCACCAAGACGGTGACATGTTGTGGATCCACGGTGAAAGCGCTGCGGGAACTGCGGTTTTGAGTCAAAGCGGTGCTGGCGCGTACCGCGTTATGGGCAAGTCGGCAACAATTGCTAACACGATTGAACTTGACCGCTCGTGCCGTACTTCTAGCACAACTAGTGGCACGGTAGACGCAACGTTGTACCCGCGCAACTTCTCTGTTGGCGCAACTGCGTCGTTCAGCAAGATTCCTGGCAAGCCTTATGTCGATCCGCACGACCCGCAACAGTACGCCAGCATGCAGTCGCTGAACGCGCAGAACCAAGACACCTCGTTGCTGTCGTTCCTGCCGTACTTCCAGTACGACGGCGATGCGGCTGCACCGTTTGTGGACTACCGCCACTCTGCGATGCTGTACGCCTTTGCCGCAGGCGCGGTGAAGGGCCGTCCGACCGCCCTCAGTAGCACCCTGGTTGGGAGTCAAGTAGGCTAATGGCTGACAAAATCCCGCTAAAGCTGTCTACCGGCCCAAACGAGATCCAAGAGTTTGCGGCAGGAGGTACGCCTGACACCGTACCGATTGCCAATTTGCCGACTACAATTGTTTACACCGGCGACGCGCAGACTTTGTCTGCAAAATTGCTGGATGCAACAAATAAAATCAGTACCACGCTTTTAGACGGCACAGGTGCTGCGCCTGTATTGTCTGCTGTTAAAAATAGTACACCTACTACGAGTAACTACAGTTGTCCAGAACTAGTTACTTCTGTTCCTCTTAATGGTGCTACTGTTCAAGTAAAAAGCAGCGCTACAAATTCTGATTTGTGGTTGCAGCCAAAAGGTGGCGGCATTGTAAGAACAACAAATGGTGAAATTGTTGGCACAATTGGCTCGCAAACGCTGACCAACAAAACGCTAACTCAGCCGGTTATTAGCGATTTTACAAATGCGGTACACAGTCATTTAAGCGCTGCTAGTGGTGGTACAATTGATGCCGCAGCAGTTGCAAGCGGTTCGTTTAGCCAAGATCGTATTGCTGATGTCGGCAATCGTAGTGGCAGCTATGCGTTTGGTCGCGGTAATTCGGTTTTAATTGACGGTACGGTGGCTGCTGGCAGCGGTGGAACAAGTCGTTGGGCAGAGCGCTCGCGTGTAGCGCAAGTACAAACAGCAAACTACACCGTATCTACTGGTGCAGCCACGGCAACTTATGCGGACTGCACTAATTTAAGCATTATTTGTAGTGCAACATCAGGGTTTTCGTTTAATACAACGCCTGATTGCATTGTAGACAATACTGGCGGTGGCCTTGGCCTTAGCTCGGCATTGCGTCAAGGTAAAACAATTCGGTTAACACTAAATGGGTCGTTGACTGCATCTGCAACAAAAACTGCTAACTTACGGTTTCGGTATAACGCAGGGGTTATGTCTGTATCTTTGCAGGCAGCATCAATTCCTGCAGGTACTTTTCCGTGGGCTGCGGTTGCATATGCTGTATTTCATGGCACGCAAGACGGTGTTTCTGCAAATATGCATATTTGGATTGAATCGTTTAAAGTATTTCAAGCGGGCGCAACTATTGACGGCATTGGCGTAACTGGCAGCAGTTTTACATCCACAAGCATTACAAATGGCAGCGTTCTGTCGTTTAGTGCGCAAATGCAATACACCATTGGCGCAGTAGGCGACTCTCTGGCATGTCATAACGCCGTGTGGGAGGTACTTAACTAGTGCCCGACTTTGTTCGCTTTCAGGTGCGCAAGTCTGACGGCACATTGGCAAACATTACGCCTAATGTGAATAGCCGTATCAGCGTGCGCGACCAAGGCGGTACATTGCGCGAAATTGTAAACAGCCCTGATGCTGTGCCGCCAACAGGTGAAGTGCCAGTAGACCAGCAAGGCGGCACAACGGTTACCGTGCCGTATTGGTGGGTTGGACAAATCAACCCTGTGCCGTTGCCGCAAACACCTGCGGTGACCATTACTTCGCCTGCTGCACCCGTTACCGTAGACGTGCTTGATACGGTATTGTTGCAAGCCTCTTGCACGCTAAACGGTAGTCCTGCGTCGGCCTCAACCGTTGTGTGGTCAAGCAATCTTGACGGCCAGTTGGGTGTGGGCGAGTCGGTGTCTACCGATGCGTTGACCGTGGGCGTTCACACGATCACGGCTAGCTTTACCAACGGCACAACCGCAACTGATACTGAAACGGTAACAGTCGTCAACGCTAGCACGCCGCCGGTTGTCACTATTTTGTCGCCTAGCGACTCAAGTACTTTTGAGTTTGGCGCAGCAATCACATTTACAGCTACCGCAGTAGACGCTGTAGACGGCAACCTTAGCTCGTCTATTAAGTGGTATCGCAACACAGCGTCAGGCTTGTTGTACGAGGGCCAGACCTTTGTGTTCAGCAGCTTGCCGCCGGGGCAGCATGAGATTCGCGCAGTATGCAATGACAACGAAGCGCCGCCTAACCAAGGCTCAGACACGGTCAACGTGCTAATCAGCAAAAGTACGCCTGGCCTTACACAGTTGGCGTTGCAGGATCAGGTAGTAATTGGGCGACAGTCGTATGGGGGTCAGGTAACGCAATGATTGTTGCTACACAAAACCAGAACGAAGACATCATTACGCTGGCTCGCGTTGTCAACCCGCAACAAAGCCCCATTTTGCAGGCGGATGTTAACTCGGTGGCGTTGAAGGTGTACGACTTGTCCACGCAGTCCACCACGGCTGTGTACACCATTGCCTCTATTGCCGTTGGCCTTGTGGTTTTTGACACGCTTCAAACGACCTACGGTTGGTCGCAGGACGCAACAGGCTGGAACTTCAAGCACCGCTTAGAAGTTGGCCTAGTTGCAGGCGGGTTGATCGGTGGGCACACCTACCGCCTCGAGTACAAGCTCCAGTCAACAGGCACACAAGACTGGAACTATCTCTATGTGAACAAGGCGGTCACCATCTTGCCGCAGCTATCGTGATCGAAGAAGCCCAAATCCCGACCAAAAAGGAGCAGTTTCACGCCTACGGTGAAGGCGCGAACCAGCTTTTTGGATGGCTCAACGGCAGCGTCAAGCCGCCGATGGAAGCCATTTACGAGGGTGTGGCGGGATGCGGTAAGTCGCGCTTGATGGGTGAGTGGATCAAGGCCGTGTGCAATACATTTCCGCAGTCCAAGATCTTGGTGCTGCGCGAAACGCGAGTGTCTTTGAACGAATCGTTTTTGGACATCTGGGAAAACGAAGTGTTGGGGCCAGATCACCCTGCTGTGATTAACGGCCCCACGCGAGAACACCGTCAGTCGTACAAACATCCTTCGTTGGGCGGGGAGGTGATCTTAGGCGGCTTTGACAACCCCACAAAGCTGTTCTCAACGCAGTACAATGTCATCTTCTTCAACGAGTGCCAAGAAACGACATTGGCTAAGTGGGAGTCGCTACATCGCGCTCTCCGTCGCTCTGGAACGCCCTTCCGCGTGCTTGTAGGCGACTGTAACCCAGAAGACGAGTACCATTGGGCAAACCAGCGTTGCTTGCAGGGAAAGGCCCGCAGGATCGTTGGGCGCTTCTGGGATAACCCGAAGTGGTACAACCACAAAAATGGTACATGGACGGTGGATGGTACTGAGTACCTCAACCGCCTCAAGAACAGCTTGTCCGGCGTGCGTTTGCAGCGTCTGTACTACGGCAAATGGGTCAGCGCCGAAGGTCAAGTGTGGGAGAACTACGACCAGCATCACCACGTGATCGACGGTCAAATGGAAAAACAAAACGGGGAATGGTTCCTCGTTTCGCCAAATCTCGACAAGCCAGTCCACATCAAGTGGTTCCTTGGCGCTCAGGATATTGGGTTTGATGCCCCTGGTGTCTTCCAATGCTGGGGCGTGGACGGCGAAAACCGCATGTACCGCTTAGTCGAGATCTACAAGCGCCATTGGGATCACGACCAATGGGCTAAGGCCATCGTTGAGGTCAACCAAGAGTTTGAGATGGCCGCTATCGTGACCGACCACGATCCGGCGTTCATCTCTAACCTCAACCGCTGGCTAGATCGTCACGGTATGACTCGCATTGTGCGCGAATGGGACAAGCACCGTGGGCCTGGCGGCGAGAAGGCCGGCATTGACCAAGTGCGCGTGCGCATGAAGCGGCGCGGTGACGGCACGTTCGGCTTGTATCTTCTGCGCAACGCCACCAAGTACAAGGATGTGCGCTTGGAAGGCGAAGGCAAGCCGTGGTGTACCGAAATGGAAATCCCTGCTTATGTCTATCCGTTAGTGGAAGACGGCAAGCTCAATCGCGATACTCCTGACCCTGGCTGCATCGACCACGGCTGTGACGCTATGCGCGGGGCTTGCACCTTCTCGTGGGAACGCGATCTCGGCAAAGAAGTTGAGTACAAGGCCAAGTATGACGGTGGAACGCTAGGACACATTTTGGATCACGAAAAATGGGAAGTGAGCAATGCTTAAAGTAACTGCACAAAACTTGTACGACGAAGTGCAGGCCGCTCAACGGTATTGCGAAAAGCATCGTGAATGGTTCGGGCGGCAGGTGCAACGCTACGCTTCGCCGTTTTATGGTCGGTTCTCGGGCAAAGAGGAATACTTTCCTGAGAACTACTACTACTCGTATGTCGCGCATACTGTCGCCCGTCTTACTGCTATTGAGCCTAAGATTCGTTTGTCTACCGCACGCGACCAAGCGCGTGTGCAGGCACTTGAAGATGCAGGAAACCGCTGGATCCTAGACACTAACTACCAGCGCGAGCGCGAGAAGCTCGGTACTGACTTCTGCTTTGCATGGTCTGTCGCCATTGTCACCCAAGGCGCACGCACGGGCTTTGAGCAAGCCGAAGACCCCGTGATGACCCCGAAGGCGATCCGTTTGTCGCCGCGTCGATTTGGTTGGGATCCGTTGTCGTTGTCTATTGAAGAAGCGCGGTACATGTACCACGTAATGATTCGCGACAAGGACGATATCCTAGAAGACGCAAAAGACGCAAAGTCTGGTTGGATTAAAGAAAACATCGAGTCTGTTCCTACGGACATTGATGCAAAAGGGCTTCGTAACAAGTACGAGTACGGTGAAACGCCCTCTCGTAACGAAGTTATCTACTACGAGATTTGGGTTCCTGAGTACACGCTGCCGGAAGACGATGACTTCTGGAGCGGTATGTCCAAGGAAGAGAAGACGCGCTACCACGGCACGATCTTCACCGTTGCGTGGGCTAGCGAAGACGGCAAAGGCCAAGCAGCGTACCTGCGTGACCCCAGGCCGTTCTTTGGGCCGCGTTGGGGGCCGTACATCGTTGGCGGTCAATACACCGTGCCTGACGAGTCTGCGCCGTTGTCTGCGCTAACGGCTAACGAAGGCCAGATCCAAGAGCTAAACAACCAGGCTCGTGCTAACAACAACGCTGCGCAACGCCGCAAGACCCTTGCGTTGGTCGATGGCTTGAAGCCCGCAATGATCAACAAGCTGGCTGCTGCGCCAGACGGTGACATTGTTGCGGTTAGCGGCATTGAGAAGAACAAGGTTATCGAGATTGAGGTCGGCGGCGCATCTCAAGACGCTCAAATGCGCGAGTTTGAGCTTCGCGGGCGCGTAGATCGCAACCTTGCAATGGGCGACGCTGTGCGCGGTCAAGTCAGCGGTGCAGGCACGGCGACGGAAAACGCCATTGCTGCGCAAGCTAGCTCGGCGCTGACAAGTTTCGTGGACATGAAGTTCATGGAGTTTGAGAAGCGCTTGTTCCGCAGCGTGCTGTGGTACTTCGACCAAGACGAGCGCAGCGTGCTGCCGCTAGGCCGCGAGTACGGCGTGTTCGTTGGCGGTCAATCGCCTGAGCAAATGTCCGAAGGCATTCGCCGCGCCGTCAAGGCGGGTTATATGCCGCGTGACCAAGGCGACGCGATGATCCAAATGCTGGGGCAAATGACCGATACCGACGAAGAAGGTTCGGGCATGAGCTTCGACGATTTGGAGATTCACATCGACGCTGTCCGCAACGACGGCAGCGAAGTGCAAAAGATGATTGCGGCTAGCAACGCAGTCATGCAGATGCTGCCTGCGGTCATGTCCATTCCTTTCTGGGATTGGAAGTCGTGGCTTAAGCGTTGGGGCGAAGCCTTCAACATGCCTGACCTCGATCAGTACCTGAACCTTGACGCTGCCGCTGAGATGGCTTCCATGAATATGGAAATGCAGATGATGTCGGGCGGCGGTGCTGGTCAAATGGGTGGTCGCCCCGGCGGCGGTCAACCTGAACCAGTACGCAACGCTCCGAAGCTCGCTCAAAACCAAGGCTTTGGTAAGGCGATTGGTGCAGGTGTGAATCCAACCAAGTCTAAAACCCAAGGAAAGCCTAGCAGCGGTTCATAATCATGGCCCAGTACGAATTCCAAGCTGATGACGGCGAGATCATTATTCGGGAATACCCGATGACAAAAGCGCCGAAGATTGGCAAAACTATCACGCACAAGGGCAAGAAGTATTCGCGGATCATCTCGACATCTAAAACAGAGGTGCGTTTGTTTGAGCCTAATTTTGTGTCGCACTCGTTGCCACGGTGGCATCCAGATGCGCCACATCACGAACCTGGCACAGGCAAGCCGTGTTTCCAAAACATGAGGGAAGTCCGCGAGTTTTCAGCTAAAACAGGATACAAGTATGAATACGGAAACGGCTGATACAACGCAAACGACTACGCAACAAGAACCCAGCGCTGAACAACAAGCGCGTGCCGTCTATGATCGCCTTGCTGGCGAGCTTGCGGAAAAGGAATCCGTAAAAGCAGAAGCGCTCGAACGCGCTAAGAAAGACGCTGCACCTAAAGAGCAATCCGAATCGCGCAAAGAGCGTGGTGAGGATGGCAAGTTTGTCAAACCGAAGGCAGCGCCAGAGCCTAATCTGGTTAAGCCTACAAGTTCCGAATCCGAAGACGACGAGGGGCCGGAAGTTGACGGCACAGATGCGAAGGCGCAAGAACGCGCCCTAACCGCTCTGCGCCGCGCCAAGGTTCCTAAGGACATCATGGAAGGGCTTCCCGAAGAGGTGAAGCTCAAGTGGGGTCGCCAGCTATCAAAAATGCAAAGCGAAACCGACCGGATGGCGCAGGAGTTTGCCGCTCTCAAGAAGAACGGTCAGGCAGAACCGAAGGAAGCAAAGAAATCGGATAACCAGTCGGAGTCTACGCGGGCCACGCAGGCTGTAGAACAACCCGAACAGGCTTACATCCGCTCTGCTGCCAAGAAGCTCGCTGACACCTTCATGTTGGGCGACGAAGCTGAGGAGGCTTTTGCAGACGCATTGCAAAACGCTACCAAACCGCTTGCCGAACGCTACGGCGCACTCGAGCAGCAGTTGCAGGTAGCGGCTGGTCTTAGCACCCAGATGCTATTGGCTAATGCACGCAATACGTTGTCAGCCGACTTCCCTGAGCTACGGGACAAGGAAGGGTTTGTGCAAGTGACGCAAGCTATGCAACGACTTGCGGAAAGCGGCGCATACGCAGACATCGACGATCTCAATGAGAGAGCTGAAGCTGCTATGCGCGATGCTGCCCAAGTTGTGTTTAGGGAGCAGATCAACGCACGACTCAAGGCGCAAAGAACTTCAATCGACCAAAAACGCAACGCAGGGCAATCCAGCGTCCCCAAAAGGAGCGGTTCAACCGAAGTTAACGGTATGAGCCGTGATCGCGCCATCTTCCACCTTATGTCAAATGAAAATTTGACGGGTGCTGAGGCCCGTCGTCGCGTAGATGGTTACTAACAAAATCACAAGAGACTGAAAAATGCCTGCAATCGTATCTTTTGCCGACTGGGCAGAAGCGACTGGCCCGCTGCTCCTTACGGGGCCGGAAAAGTTCGTTAACGCTGCTCAACTCCAAAACTATTCATGGGCGCGCTTCGTGCGCGGTAAGGAATACTCTGAGATCGTTCAGGGTGGTTCCGAAATCCGCGACGAGTTGATGTTCGACGAAGCTAACACCTTCTCGATGTATCAGCCCAACGACCCCCAAACCCCGACGATGCCCCAGGTGCTTACGCGCTGGTCGTCGCCGTGGCGCTTCGCCGTTGACAGCTATAGCTGGACGGAAGAAGAAGAAGCGTTGAACGCTGGCTCTTCGTACACCGAAGACGCTCGCTTCATGCAATACAAGTCGCTCCTCACCAAGCTGGAAATGCGCGTGCAGACCTCGATCTGCAACGGCATGGAAACCAAGTGGTGGGCGGTTCCCGATGCAAGCACGATGGAAGCTGCGGCTGGCAAAGAGCCGTATTCCATCCCGGCGTTCATCAACGAACAAGCCAACGGTTTGTTTAATGATATTGGCGGCTCCGGTGCGTTTACGACTGTTGAAACCATCAACCCGACCGCCGTTGGCAAAACCAAGTGGCGCAACCGAGTGATCGGCTACGACAGCCCCGCCGTGAAGCCGACTGCCGGCGCTCGCAACGTCATCAACGCGATGGACGATGCGTTCTTGCAGTTGAACTTCCGTCCGCCCGCTGGCAAGGAAGCCTACTTCGAGCCGAACACGTGGAACAGCATCGCGTCGTTCACCTCCAAGAAGGGTCTTCTTGTGATGACCGACCTGCTGCGCCAAGGTCAAGACTGGTACACCAACCGTACCAGCCCTGACTCGGCCTTCAACGGCCCGATGTACGCCGGTATGGAAATCGTGTACGTGCCTCAGTTGGATGCAGCTCCGCTGTACGCCTACGGCAGCACCGACATGGTTTCGGAAGGCGACACCAACGCTTCTGGTCGCGGCCCGCGCTACTACTTGCTCAACGCCAAGTACCTGAAGACTGTGTTCCACAAGGACAAGTACTTCGTTCGCAAGCCGCCGATGTCGCCGTTCAACCAGCCGTTCACGAAGACTGTTTACATCAACAGCTACTTCAACAACGTCTGCACGGCGCGTCACACGCACGCGATCATCACTCCTGGCACGGTTACGGGTTCGTTCCCGTCAACCACGCTAACTCCGGCCACGGTCTACTCGGCCTACTGATAGGAAAGGAATAAGACTATGTACATCGACAAAGGCTTTAACTTCCCGCAGTTTGGTATGCAAACTGGCCAAGGAGTTGATCTGTCAATTGGCGCGTATCCGCTTCCGGTCGTGCTGTTTGACGATTTCCTTCTTGGAACGCCGCTTACTGCCAACCAAACGGCTGGCCCGTGGGCCGTTCAAGGAACTGGCACGGAACTCGCTCCGGCGGCACTTGCTGCTTCAACTACTGGTGAAGTAACAATTGGTACTGGTGCGAGTTCTGGCGACACCTGTCAATTGCGGACTCCAATTCCGTTGCGTTTGGTTGCCGGTAAGCCCGCTGCTGCTGTTTGCCGTATGCTGTCTACGACAATCACAGACCAAAACATTTGGTTTGGTTTGTTGGCATCCAGCGAAACGCCGTTGACCAGCACTAACTTCCAAGGTGCTGGATTTGCCGTGATTAACGGTCAAATTCGTTACGGCGCGTCTGCAACGGCTGTGGCTTACGCTGGTGCTACGACTGCGTTGTCCACGGCTGCTGTTGCTGCCACCTACATTGACATGGCTGTGGTTTGGACTGGCTCTAAGTGCCAATTCTACCTCAACCAAGCGTTGGTTGGTGAAAGCACCGTGGCCCCCACAGGCATTGCGTTGTACTTGCAAGCTGGCGTTCACACCACGGCTGCTTCCAGTAAGACCGCAACGATTGACTACTTGGGCTACAACGCTTTGCGTTGATCTAAACTAGTCCGCTACGCAGGGGAGGCGGCGCGTCCGTCTCCCCTACAACCCGAACACACACGACTATGACCCTAACCGCCGCACGCTGCGTTGACCACATCCGCCACACGCTAGGCAACGCTTTGCCTTCGCAGACGATTGACCCCATGACGGTCATCAACCAAGCGGGCCAGTTCCTCTGCACCATGCACGAGTGGAAGTGGCTAGAGCGCCAATCGGCGTATATCGGCTTTACAGGCGGTCAGTCGTGGTCAACCTGCCCCTCCGACCTGCGCGACCTTATTTCTATCCAGTTCACCCAGGGGCTTGTTAATCGCGTCAGGATTACCTCTATCAACGAGATCTCGCGCCTGCGCTCGCACAACATCGGCGTAGGCTTGGCGATGACTTGGGTTTCGCTCGTTTCCCGCGCTAACCCCACAGGCGGCGCTCCTCTGCCGATCTTGGAGCTGTACCCCACGCCCGTCACGACCGACAACCAAGCGTTGACCGTCTACTACCGCGCTGGCTGGACTCCTCCCGCAAACCTCGACGAGTCCTCCTTCATCAACATCCCTGAGTACATTGAGCCGCTGTACATCCAAATCCTGCGTGCTTTTGCTCGAGGCTACGAGGAGGAAGATCAAGGTTCGTTAGACACTCGCCTACAAGCTCTGTACACGGGAGTTTTGTTCCTAACTGCTGCTGAACGAGATGGTATGATCCAGCACCAGTACGGGCCTCCGCTGCAAACAGGTCTGAGTGCTGTGGGAACCTACCTCCCTGGCGTTCCGGCTTCTCCCTACACCGTTGGAAACCCCACACCGTAAGTCATGGCCGACAATATCTACGACAATCAACCCTGTTACTGGTCTACCGTATCAGCCGTAGCTGCTGCGCGGTATCCATCGGATACCATTGGTGGAGTAACTGCAACGCTAGGTTCAAGTTACTTTGCAACTAGCAATCGCAACGCTCGCATCCAAAGCATTATGATTAATGCTACTCCAGCAGGTGCTGGGACGATTACTTTGACACCGTTGATTGGCGGCGGTTCAATTATCATCAATCACACAGGTGCGCGCACAGAGCCTCACGACCTGTCTTTTGGTGGTGATGTTGGCACATTTATGCGCGGCGGTTTTAGCATTACGCCTAACTCAGCAGATTGGAATGTGGTTGTGTTTTGGAGGCCCGAATAGTGGTAACGGTCATCTACGAAAAACAACCGTGCTACTGGATGATGGTTGAGGACAGCGTTGCATCAGAGGTATATGTGCCTCTTGATGGCGTTGGCGACTACACAACCTCTACCAACGGGTTTTTCATTGACCAAGCTAAAGACGCTATCCTGCAAAGCATCGTTGTTACCAAGTTCCCTGGCGGCAAAGCCTCAAACATCGTCATTGAGCCGCTATCTGAAGCCGCAACGCCGATCACGCTGACAATCGGCAACGCGGTTAACGAACCCGTAGAGATTTTGTTTGGCTCGGCCCCTGGCGTGTTCATGCCTGGCGGGTTTCGAGTCATCCCTGACGATGTGTTCAGCTTTGTGGCCCACTTTCGCCCGCAGTAACCCATGGCAAACTTTGAGCTACAGTTTCCTCTTGGTGGACTAAACGACAATGTCGCGCAGTCCAAGCAGCCTAGCGGAACTACAAACGAAGCTGTCAATGTGCGGGGGCAAGACCCTATCACGGGACGCATCCGTGGCGCTCAAAGAAGCGGGCTTACAAAATATGTAGTTGAGTCGATGGAGGCACGTGTCAAGCGGTTTGAGAAGGTTGTGTACGACAACCGCCAACTGCGGTATGTGCCTTTAGACTCAGCCAACATTAAGTTGATTTGGGAGAAGGCTAACAACAACTCAAACGCCAGCACCTACTGCGTTGTTGACTACAAGGAAAATGTTTATGTAGTTGACGCTGGCCGCACGGTGCAAAAGTTTAACAAGAACGGCGTGCTGGTGTACACATTTGCACCAGCAGGCTTAGAAGATGTCAATTTGTACATCCGTGGTTTAGCTGTAGATGATGCAGGCGGTGTATGGATTGGAACAGGTCACAAAAACGCTGCTGACCTAGCAATTAGCCCATCGCAGCTTGCAAATTTGACATCTTTAAGTAAAACACGAATCTGGAAATATAAAGAATCTGAATCAGATGTTCCTCCTGTTTTGGATTATGCATTTGAACCAAAATTGACAATTGAAAAATTGGTTTTACAGCAAGGAATGCTGTATGCAGCAGCTAATGATCCATTGCTAGAGGTGGGCTATGTTGTAGCTTACGACGAAATTTACAGTACAGGCATGGAAGAAGCGGCTCGTAGAAAGATGCCGTATCCATTGTGCGATATTGATGTGTTAGCTGACGGAAAAGTTTGCTTTACTTCTCCAGTTAACCTAAATCGTTACGAAAAACATTCACAACAATATCCAAATTACAGACCAACTGCGGTCGATTGGACTCCAGCTCAGATTCCTAATGACAAACTTTGGTCTTGGTATGACGCTTCTCAAATGGAAGGCGTAACTGACAATGAACGAGTGACGGCTTGGTTTGACGTAAGCGGCGCAGGACGCAACTTAGGCTGCACGCTTACCGAAACGGGGCCAAAGTACTTAGCAACTGGCTGGGCTGGTCAGCCATGTTTTGATTTTGATGGTGCTTCGCAACTGTATACCGTTGGAGGGCAGCCGACAACACCTCAGTCTAGCGATGGTTCTGCTTCAGCGTTTCCTAATTATGCAAACGCCAAATGGGCTATGCATATTGTGTTTAGGCCACAAGTAGCAGAAGATGAAAATCCGATTACAGCTCCAACTTATTTGTGTGGGGTTGATACATCGTTGCCAGAAAAACATGATTTGCATGTAGCTGTACACAAATCACAAAACCTTATGTTTCCTGGGCAAGTCAACCCAAATAAGGTTTTATTGTATGCTACACCAGATAGTGCGCTTTCTTGGAGTAGATTATCTAAAGGCTACAATGGAACTAACGTACAAGAAGAGCCTAATCCGCCGTTTGCAACAGGTGGAAATCAAATGTCATACATTGGCGCTGGAGCTTTTAAATTTCCTGCGTCAGCAACTTTGTCAACAGTTAACAATGCTAGTATTTTAACTATTATTTATGCAGTTGGATCAGGCGATGGCACTACTGAACTTGAATGCCATTATCGTTTTAATGGACAGCCTATTGACCGTTGGCGTGGAGCGCAAATTAGTGCTTCTGCTGGATTTTACCTAGGCCGTCAGGCGCCCAATTTATCTTCATCAACAACTAACTGGTTTAAGGGCCAAGTTGCGGAAATTATTACGCTGCACAATTTAGATCAATCATATGTTCCACAATATCCGCGTACCTTAGGTTTAGCTTGCAAAGCGCCAACTCAAACAGTTACAGCTACTAAAGACACATATTCCTACAATGGATTAGGCCAAGGAGAAGCGCCAAATTTAATTTCGCCTTATTTTGTTCCAACTACAGGATCAGAAAAGCTGTATTTTAATTATATTTTGCTTTGCGATCCAGTTAATCAAGTTGATTTGTTAAGAGGTGATGTAGTACAAATTTACGGGCAAATTCGTGGAGTTTTAGGGCCAAGACGAGAATACACTTATCCCGATCAAGGTGATTCATCTGATACATATTATACTGGAATGCCAATTACCTATCCATTTACGTGGGGCGGCAGTTCAACTACTGCTATTGTAAATCCTGCAAGCCTACATAGCGCCGCAGCAACATTTGTTCCTAACATTACTAACGCAAATGCAACGCTGTGCGAAAAAATTGAAGGCTATTTAGCGTGGAAGTGGGGCATTTGGCATTTGCTGCCTAAAGGCAATCATACGCCGCCGCAACTTGCCATGGATACGACTTACAATTCTGGCAACTGGCCGCATCCGTATCGCAATGCGCCGCCGAGTTCTGTGGACACGGACACCGTTAGCAAAACCGCTGTGATTGCTAGTCCGCTAGCAGTTGCTGGATGCCTTGAGTCAATTGACGGCCCGTATCGCTGGGTTGTAGACGGTTTAAGTGGCTTTGGCGCAGGCGTTGGTTTGCGTATTATGGCAACCGAAGCTGCGTTTTATACTATGGGTGACCCGCAGTTTACGGGTTCTACAAACGATGGCACTTACAGTTGGCCGGATGCCAACGGCAACGGGCGCAAGTTGGTTTACAACGCGGCTACGCAAGTTGTTTCTGATGCGTGGTCGGGAACGCTAGCTAGCTCTAGTACGACCGCTATCAGCTCAAACGATTACATCCCGCACTTGTCTAAGGATGCGTTCGATAATGTGTACTACCCGTTCACTTTTGTCGGTGGCGCATACGGTGTCGGTTGGTCAATCGTAGGCAAAGACGCAGGTAACACGCCGATTGCCCTGTTGTCTAAGGACACCAATGGCGACGTTGTTTTACAGGCTGCGCCTGAGTTTGTGTCGCCAGAATATCGCATTGGAAATAGCATTTCCGCTGATTTTCCAAGTATTCCTGACCCATTAGATCCCGACACTTATCCGCGTGCAGAAAATGTCTACGTGTTAAAAGACGGCACAGGTGACGAGCAAACAATTGAACGATATGAAATTGTTGCTAGTGTTTCTGATTCAAACAATCCATCACCACGAGCGCAGGTATTGCTTGCTGTATCTAACGGCAAAATCAAAAAAATTACGCCAAGCGGTGTAAGTTCGCCTGTTGGCGTTGATACTTTGACGCAACCGGAACTAGATGCTAATGCGCCGTATGTTGACTGCGCGGTGCTGTTTGGCAAAGTGTATTTTACTGATGGTTTGGCATACCGCGTGTTTGACCCGCGCAACGACACGGTGCTGGAGTGGAAAGCGCTTGATGCTGGAACGCTGCCTAACCGCTGCAAACTCGTAACAAACTGGCGTGGTCGTGCGGTTTTAGCCCGTGGTGCTGACGATCCGCACAACTGGCACATGAGCGAGCAGGGCAATCCTACCGGTTGGGACACTTTTCCAGCTGTTCAAACAGCTACGCAAGCTATCAGCGGCAACAACGCTCGCGCTGGCTTGTGCCCTGACTTGATTAACAGCCTCATTCCTTACAACGACGACTTGCTGCTGTTTGGCTGCGATTCGTCGCTGTGGATGATGCGCGGTGACCCGATGGCCGGCGGCGTGTTTGACCTTGTGTCAGATGTCACCGGCGTTGCGTTTGGACGCTCGTGGGCCAAGGATCCCGAAGGCACGCTGTATTTCTTTGGATCTCGTGGCGGCGTGTACATCATGAAGCCAGGCAGCGTGCCTGTGTCCATGACGCAGTCCACGATTGAGCGGCGGTTGAACAATGTCAACTTGTCGCAGTTCTACGTCGAGATGTTCTGGAACACCTACGACGACGGCCTGCACGTGTTCCTGATGCCGTTTACCGACACGGCTAGCCGCACTAAGCACTATTTCTGGGAGCGCAAGTCTGGCGCGTGGTACGAAGACACCTTTGCGCTAACCAAGCAGCCCTCTGCCGCAGTTGTCATTGACGGTGATGCCGCCGATGACCGCTGCTTGCTGATCGGAACCTACGACAGCAGCATCGTGCGTTGGGACAAGCTCGCTACAAGCGACGACGGCCAGCTTATCGACGGCAAGGTGCTTATTGGCCCCATCGCGCCCGACGATAGCGAGTTTGACGCACGTATCACCAACCTTGCAGCCGTGATGGCAAACCAAGGTGCAGTCAACTACAAGCTCTACGCTAGCACTACGCCGGATGACAAAGGCCAGCCGGTTGCCAGCGGGCAGTTTGTCCCTGGGCGCAACCCGATCCACCTTGTACGCGCTCGAGGGGCGTTTGTGTGGATGGAGCTACAGCAAGCCAATGCGTTTACGCGGTGGTCGCTAGAGTCCATTCGCTTGGATGCGTACCCCGCAGGAAGGAAGCGTAATGGCTGACCCTAAGCGCATTGGCCTATCGGGCCAAGCACGCGGTATCGACCCTCAACGCCAACGGCGCAACTCGCTGACAACAGACGAGACAATTGCCGCGCCGCTGACGCTAAACGAACGAGGGCAGATTACGCTTGCGCTGACGGGGCCGTTTACGCTAGACAAAGAAGGTGCGCTGGTACTGAACATCGCACCGCCGCTAACGGTAACTAACAACAGTCCGCTGACGCTGACGCTGCAAACGGATACTACGCTTAAAACTGCTAATGGAAAACTTACTACCAACATTCCTGTGGCTAATGCGGGCCGCGCAGGTCTTATGCCTGCGTTGGACGGTAGCTCGGCAAAATTCTTAGCAGGCGACGGCGCGTATCGTATTCCAATTTACCCAGTACCGCGCCTAGACGAGTGCGCACCACCGACAGACACTACAAACCTAGATAGCTCAACTACTGCCCACGGACTCCTGCCTAAGCTCTCTGGCGTAGTTACAGAGGTGCTGTTGGGTGATGGCACCTGGGGCGTACTAGCTACCGATCTTGGCTATGTCGCGGCGACACGCGATCTCACGAGCAGCACGGGCACATCGGTAAATTTACCGCTGTTTACCGACACAGAAGACGGACTAACTCCTGCATCTGGCGGCGGCACAACCAACTTCCTACGGGCAGACGGCACTTGGGCAGCACCTGGCGGCGGCGGCGGTAGCGGACTAGACCAGCCTGCGGTCATGGCCCGTATGGCGTTCGGAGGATTCTGATGGCAATTACACTTGACGCTACGACCAAGTCCTTAGACCTCACGACTAGCTCGACCGCTGACATTGACTACGCGGTGTCGTATGTGGACATGACCACCACGGCGTTCACGCCAGGCGATGGTCACGGCACGATCAACACGGCAGGTACAACCGTGATTGTCGCTGCTCCCGCATCGTCAACCCAGCGCGGAGTAAAGTCAATCTCGATCTTTAATCGTCACGCTACGACGGCCAACACGGTGACGGTCAAGAAGGATGTCAGCGGCACGGAGTACTGCTTGTTCAAGGCGGTGCTCATGGCAGGTGAGTCGTTGCAATGGACTGACGGCTGCGAGTGGTCGGTGTATGACGCAACGGGCGACAAGAAGGTCAACAGCCCTGTTAATGTGGGCATTACTGGCCGCGTCATTCCGATCAACAAGGTCGGCACGGCGACCGAAGGTACAGCCTACTGGTACAGCTTCGGTAAAGACGCTGGATTCACGGGCGCGTGGTCGCCTGGCACGCCTGGCATCAACGGACGAGCAACTGACGGCACGACCGCTGCGGACAACGGCGCATTGCAGTTGTGGACACCTACCGGCTCTTTGTACATCACCGAGACGGCAGCGACCACGACCACACTCTGCACCATTATGCTGGCGGATGTCGTGTGGGTGAACACGGGCATCGTGGTGACGACGACCACGGCACAGGCCATCACATCGCCTACCTTCCCTGCTCGTGACCTGAACGGCAGCACGGATGGCGAGGGCTATGTCATCGGCCTGCTGACCACTACGGCCAATACGAACGCCGCTGCGATTACGAACAGCACGGTCAGCTACACCAACAGCGCAGGCACAGCAGGTCGCACAGCCACGCTCCTAGCCGTTGCAGGCGATCAGATTCCGCCTAGCCCTGTGCTAGGTACGGTGGTGTGGTTCCAATTGGCGGCAGGCGACAAGGGTGTGCGTAGTATCCAATCGATTACATTGGGCACGAGCTTGGTTGCTGGCGCGGTGTCGCTGATTGTGGCTCGACCCTTGACCCTGCTGAGTTGCAACCAAGTCAACGTTGCCTTGCTGTCCAAGTACAGCGACCCTGGCATCCGCATCTACACGGGTTCGGTGATCATCCCCTTCATCAAGAACACTAGCTCCTCGGCGGTCACGCTGACGGGCCATGTGGTGGTGGCAGAACGATGACAACCTATGACTTCGGTGACGGCAACGGCCCTGTTTCGGCCCACCAGCACGCCAATGGCGGGGGCTGGGTAGCTGACACGGCAGTCGTGGATGACTCGGTCTGGATCGACTCGACCGCCAAGGTCTATGGCAACGCTTGGGTCTGCGACGATGCGTGGATCTACGAGCAGGCACAGATCCGTGGCGACTGTTTTGTGGGTCACGAAACCCAATGCTTTGGCAACTGTGTTGTCGAGGGCACATCCCGCGTAGAATTCGAGTCTCGCGTCTACGGAAATGCTATTATCCGTGGGGCTTCGAAACTCTACGGATGCACGTTCATCGGCGGCAATCAGGTCGTCGAAGATGAAATCCTAACAGACGAAAAGAGGGAATAAAAATGGATCCGATCATCGGGGCAGGTTTAATTAGTGCTGGTGGCAGCATTTTGGGTGGCTTGTTTGGCAAAGAAGATCCTGCCAAAAAGCAAATGAAGCAAATGAACAAACTGTTTGCTCAAGCCAAAAAAGACCAAGATTGGATGTACGGTCAGGCGCGGCAACAGCAAGCCATGGTTTTGCCCACGCTGCAAAAGGGCTTTGCCTCGGCTAACAAGTTTGCTGATATGTACGGTCGTTCGGCCAAGCAAGGCGCATACGATCAGTCCAAGCAGCTTTCGGGGCAGATGCAGCAGTCTATGACCCAGCGCGGGTTGTACAACACGACTGCGTTTGACAACGCCTCACGAGGCATTAGCAGCGACCTAAGCCGCACGCTGATGGGTATCGACGAGTCGGTTGCTGGCATGAAAGGTCAGCTAGCACAAGCGCAAGCATCAGCAGAAGCGGGCGCGTATGGCGCGATGTCGGGCTTCTACCAGAACTACGCAGGCGCGAACACGGCGTTGCTTGGCGCACAAGCTGGTGCAACTGCGAACATTCAGTTCCAAGATCCGAACGCATGGACGGCTGGCCTGGGTCAGCTTGGTGGTACGCTGCTTGGTTACGGGATGATGAACAGCGGCGGATCTGGTACTTCTGCGTTTAACAACAGCACATCAATTTTCTAAACATCTAGCACACAAAAACGCTATGGCACTAATTATTCGTCCTAACAGCGGCATTAGCAACGCGATGGCCGGCATTGCTGCTGGCTTTGGTCAAGGCATGCAGCTTGGCATGGAAGCTGAAAAACTCGAGCTAGCGCGTCAGCGTCAAGCCAAAGAGCTACAGCTTGCAGAACAGCGTGCAGCGTTGGAGCTAGCGGCAGAAGAACGTGCCAAAACACAGTTTAGTCAGCAGCAAGAACTATTTGCTCAAGGGCAAGAAGAGCGTGCAGCTAGCAAAGAAGCCATGGGCTATCTGGCTGAAGCCGAAGGAGCGCGCACGTCGTTGCCTAACTTGCCGGATCAAACAGGTAAGTTTAGCTACGAGTTTGGTACTCCGCAGCAATCTAATCAATACACGGGGATGCCAATCAATCCCGTGAACGCCATGCTTGGCAAGTTTGCTAACCAAGCGCAATACAAAGGCGTGCTTGACAACTACAACAAGCAAATGACTATGGCTGGCAAGCTAGCCAGCAAAATGGATCCGCAAACGGCGCAGATTTTTATCAAAGAAAAAGAGCGCCAAAGCCTGTTGATGGCTGACGAGTCTGCGCGTCAATCGTTTAGTTCGATGCTAGTTGATCAGCGTGGTCGTGGGTTCTTTCAGACGTACACGCCAACTGGGGAAGCTGTAGAAGATCCGCAAATTACGGCACGGCTTGAGAGTTTACTTGAGCAATCACAAAACCGAAGCGTCCCGCTGGAAAAAACGCAACAGATTTATGACAACTTGCTAGGAGAGGTTGGCAAAGCCAAACTTAAAGCGCAGGACTTTAAGTTCCAAATGAATCGGTTCGATGCCGCTATTGCTAATAGCGAGCAAATGGGTCAACAATCTCAAGCCTTAGCATTTCAGGCATTAAAAAATAATTATCAAATTGATCCAAACATCAGCCCGCAGCAGATGTCGTTGAACATCGAAAAAGCTAATCAGGGAATGATTGGCGTGACGATTAACGGCAAACCTGAATGGGTAAACGCTGCAACAGCAAAAGAAGACACCGCACGGCTGCAAGCAGAATCAGATAAAATGCGTGCATACGAGCGTGAAAATGCTGATTTGAGAAATCAGCTACTGCAAAAGAACATTGGCCTTACAGAGGCGCAAACGAAGTACACAGCAGGTCGCAATCAAGGTGTTAATCAATACCAAGCGCAACAACTAGCTATTCAGCAATGGCGGGCCTTAGGCGAAGACGGTCAATTCCAAGTAATTGAAGCCGGTGGAACTCCACAAGAGTGGATTGCACAGCAAGCAGCACAACTGATGTCAGGCGGCGGCATGATGCCTGCTGATGCTGGTGCTAGTGCTGGTGCTGCGGCAGGCGGTATGGGTGCAGCGAATACGCCGTTTACTGGCGGCGGTGCAGCAAGGCCGATGATGAATGTGCCTGTGAATGTGCAGGAGAACATTCGTCGCACGCTAGACGAAGCGGGCATTACTGACCCCAAGCAGCGCCAAATCGCAGCAGGTCAAATCCTGCGTGGTGAGTGGGGTGCGCGTAAGGAAGCCAAGGTTGTGCCTGGCGAACCTGCAATTACAAAAGATTACACGCCACAAAAAGACGCAAACGGCAAATATCCTGCATGGATTGCGCCGTATGTCAAACCAGATGGAACAATTGACAAAGAAAAATATCAAGCAGACGCAGCTGAAAGAATGCGCCGTAACGAGTTGCCGACCATTACAGATGCTTCTTTGCAAGCCTCAGAGCGAGCTTTAAACCTCAATGAGTCCTTGTCTACCTTACAACCAAAGGGGACTAAGTCGATTGGTGAATACAGAAAAGAACTTGAAGGGCTAGACATCAACAAAATTGCGTCTGAAGAAGATGCCGACAATGTTATTGATCGCCTGAGAGGCATTGACAAGATCTACAAAGTAGGCTTGGGCAATGTGATTCGTGAAATTGAAGATATGAAAAAGCGGGGCGCATATCCCGCCGGAAGTATGACTGCCGCTCAATTGGAAGCCAAGCGCAAAAAACAATACGAGCGTGGGTATTACCAAGGTGAAGCGTCAGCCAAAAAAATGGATGAAAACCAAAAAGCGGAAGAACGTTTGGCATGGGAAACGGCTTCTAGGATGCGAGCAAGCGAGGACGCTTATGCAAAATACAATGCGTCAAAAGCTGGCTCGACAAAATCTGTAGATCCCAAAGTGACTACTATTTCTGAGTTTGCCAAAATGTACAATGTCAGCGAGCAGGATGTGCTTAAGGCATTGCAGGAAGCACGCGCCAAGGCTTCTAAATAACCAACACAGCTAGCACATGGATCAAGAATACGATCTGTCGTGGGTTAACGCACCGTCTCCCACCCCGCAGCTTGCTGGCGGCGGTATGCCTGACCTGTCGTGGGCAGAAGAATCGGGGTCGTATTCTCTAGGCGAGCATTTGCAGCAAGCTGGCAGCAGTTTGGTAAGCGGCCTTACCAGCACCTTTACCGGCGCAGTAGAGGGTTTGGGTATTGCGGCTGAAGGTTTGTTTGGCGAGTCCAGCGTTGATGACTGGGCGCGTGAGACGCAAGCAAGCATTCAGTCAGCAGTACCTGGGGTTGAGGGGCTAGGCGATTCGTGGACGGCGAAGATCAGCAGCGCATTTGGTTCTGCGTTTGGCTATGTCGGCGCTGGCTTTGCAACCGGCGGTTTAGGAACTGTAGCTAGCGGAAGTGCGGCTGTTGGCCGTGGTTTAGCTATGGTGTCGTCTGGTTCGCTTGGTGCGTTAGGCACGGGCGCGTCTCGATACTCAGAAGCGGTGCAACTAGGCAAATCGGAAGAGGACGCATGGAAGTCCTACTTTGTTGGTTTGGGTATTGGCTCGCTGGAAGCCATGCCTGTCGGTCTAAACCGCGCTGCAATGCGTCTAGCCAAAGCTAACAAGGCTTCAGGCGGTGCGCTTAAGAACATCACGGTCGGTCAAGTGATGCTCGCTGAAGGCTTAGAAGAAGCCGGACAAGAGATGTTGTCTGAGGGTTTAAACCAACTCAGCGACTACGCCCTAAGCATCAAGTCGGCAGAGGAAGCGTTTGACCTAAACCAACTGCTTGAGTCAGGCGTACTGGGCTTCCTGCCAGGCTCCGCTATTGGCGGTATTACAGCTAAAAGCCAGATTGCTGCATCACTTGCAGAAGCACGCAAGGAAGCTGAAACCGCAGAAGAGGCCAAGGTTGCAGAAGAACTAAAGGCCCAACGCGGTCAACTGCTTGCCGAGCAAATTGGTGCGGTAGAAACGCAGGCCAAGCAAGCACAAGAGTTGGTTGCTGCTGGCGAGGCAGAGCTAGCTCGGTTGGAAGGTCGCGCTCCGACTACGGAGGCTGCACCTGCGGCAGAAACACCTGAAGCTGCGGCTGTAACAACTGCTGAAGGAATGCCCGTAACAGCAGAAACGCCGGCTGTTGTTGACGGCGAAGCTGCTACAGCTACTCCTGCTGCACCACAAGTCACGGAAAAAGATATTCAGCCACTTCAAATTGAGGGGCTAGAAGACATGCCGTTTTTTAATTACGGCAACCGTGTAATGACGTTTGTCAAAATTGGCGACACGCTGCAACCATTTTATAGGTCATCTGGAAGAAACGCTAAAAAAGGCGTATCCGCAGGACAATGGTTGCCGTTTTTTGGAGTTTCAACACAAGGAATTGGCGCAGAGCTTGGATGGGTAGCAAAGACTGGCGAAGTTGGAAACTATTACGGTAGTGCGTCTCTTAAAGCAGCCGGTGAAATGCTTGACGCAAAGTATGGAACAGATGCTTTGCCGGATGAAAACGTGCCACAAGTTGCAATGTCTGGCATGAAAGCAAAGCTAAAAAAGAACGCTAAAATTACTACTGCTGAAAAAATTAATGCTGCAACCGGTTATACATTTAAAGATTTTCACCCAACTGGAGCAACTTCGGAGCAAAGCGCAGCCGTAATTGATTTTATTAAATCTCGCGTAGCCAAACTTGATGCCCTTGTTGCGTCTACTGCTGCTGCCGCTACACCTGCTGCGGTTCCAACGGGTACGCCAGAGCAAATTGCAACGGTCAAAGGCCAGCTAGCTTTGTTGCGTCAAAACCGTGACGCGCTTGCTGCACAGTTAAAAGCAATCACCGAAGAAACAACCGACGAAGGCAAGGCGCTGCTTGCTGGCGCGTATGGTGAGGCACAAGCTCGCGCTGAAGCTAAGGGACTAGGCGAGCAGTTTCGTGCTGCTGTAACGCCTGGCGCAGAACGGTTGCTAACAACCGAAGAGCAAGCTGAATGGGATGAAAAGAAGCAGAAACTCGGCAAGCGCGAGATTTTCAAAAAAGACTATGACGGCCTTAAAAACAGTCGGTTGGTAGTTGCGGCAAACGAAGCGCAGCAAAAAGCCGAGAAGGTACTGACCGACCTAGGGTTCAAGGTTGAGTTCTTAGACCCAGGTAACGACAACAAGACATTTAAAGGCTTGGAAGACGGTACGACCGTTTACCTAAACGCACGGTTGTCAGACGAAGCGCTGTTGCGTCGCGTGGCGCGTCACGAGGCATTCCACGGTGTGTTCCGCTCCAAGGACGGCCAAGACCTGTGGAAAGACACCATGCAGCGTTTGCAGCAGGCCGCGCCTAATGTCTGGGCCGCAGCGCAACGCAAGGCTTTAGGTGAACTAGCGACCACTACAGGGTCTAAGGAAAAGCTCAAAGCGTTGTTGTCTACGCCGGAAGGCCGTGAACAACTTCTAAACGAACAGGGTTCGTCTGCCGTTGACATTTTCAGCGCGACGATGGATGCGCTTGAGGCAAACCCTGAACTAGCCGACGAGGCTATGCAGGCTGACCCGACCTTCTTCCAGCAGCTGTACGACTGGGTAAAGACGAAGCTCAACAAGCTGGGCTTTAAGTTTGAAACGCTAGCTGACGCTGATCGTCGTGCAATTGAGAAGCTACCTAAGCTGCTGTATGACACCGAGCGCGGCGATGTAGAGGTAGAAGCATCTGCCAACGAGCGCATTGCTGGAGCGCAGGTGCTATTGCGGTTGCTGGCTGCGGCAGAGGCTGGAACTGTAGCTGCTGCATCTGGCCGTGAGCGCCAGGCGCGTATGTTTGCTTCGCGCACGCTAGGTGAGCTAGAAGCTACACGCACGAAGGAAGAGCTAGCCAAGCGGCTAGAGGAAGAACAAGCTGCCCGCGAAACGGCTGCATACGAAGATCGGCGCAAGAAGGCTGTCGATGCAGCACGGGCGCGTCTAGGCCGCATTAAAACGGCGGACGAAGAGTGGAAGGTCATTGAGGCTATCGGTCGCGCCAGCACGCCTGCAAAGCAGCGCGAGGCTTTAGCTACGCTGCCAGGGCTTCCGACTGACCTGCGTCCCGAAGAGGTCGCTAGCTATGTGCAAGCGGCCACCGAGCGATT